CAAAAAATATAGCTGTAAAACCACTCGTTGATGTTGTTTGATATGCGCCATATAAATACAGAGTTATTTCACCACCAAAAGGTAATGTTGCTATATTAAAATCAAAACTTTTCCACCTTCTGTTTGTATCTACTTCAACATCATTTTTAGTGTCTGCTGTAACCCAATCATTTGAAGTTTCAGACCAGTATTTTGTTTGACTTGCACCAGGCCCTGTCTCAACTAATTTAAGTTGAAATCTAAAACCTCTTGTTGTACTTCCAGTGGAATCAAAATAACTATTAATTTTTAATTTATATGCAATCGCACTTGACGCAGCCTCATCAATGCCACTTGAATTATTTACAACAACAGATGTTGCGCCTGAAGTTGTTTGGCAAGTTGTTGATTTAACACACCTATCACCCTGAAACATAAAATCAGTAACAATTGAACTATTAGTTAAAGTCCAACTTGTTGCAGCGTGTTCAAATCCACCATTAACAATAATACTATTATCAAAAAAACCACTCATGTCAGCCGCCATTGTAAATTCTTTTAATGGCCTTAAATATTCTTTTGTTAAATTATTATTCAGTGGTTGTAAATTAGTTGGCACAACACTCAAAACATTTACTGTTGATGTTGATTGATATACACCACTTGAATTATAAATAAAATACTTTACAGATTCAGTGCCGTTTGATTGTAAAGATGATGTCTCTGCGGCTCTAATTCCAGTTGGTATTGTTCCACCATTAGCTGTAGTTGCTGAACTATCTTTAACAGATTGTTCACTGTAACTTGAATTATTTATTATATACCATCTGCCATAAGATTGGAATATTCTGGCATTAGAAAATTTTAAAATTTGACCCAGTACATCTTTGGCTGTTCTTAAATCAACACCATCTTTTAAAAACGCTTTTTGTGATAATGTAGTTTGGTCATAAAATGTATAATCAGAGCCACTTGCTCCATCTTTTTGTATATCATTTGAAATATAAATATCTAATCCTAAACTTAAATTAGACAATGTATTGTGGATATAATACATTAAATCTTTGGACGCAACGCTTGTTAAATCTATAGGTGCTGTAAAACCATCTAAACTACCTAACCCATCATATGCGTTCAAACTTATACCAAATGGTTTTGTTGTTACAGCTTCTTTAAATTGGTCTGTTAATAACCAACCCTGCCAATATATTTGATAAGACCCACCGCTATCTTTGTAGTAAATAATTACTTTATATTCTCTTTCGTCAAATTCATAAAAATTGTCGTAGTTTGATGTTGCTGTATCTAATAAATTTATTGTACATGTAGAGCCTATTATGGGGTCGTAAAAATCATCATTACCTGACCATTCTATTACTAATGGGTCATTAGTTCCTGTTAATGCTAAAACACTTCCTGAATAACCATCTTTAAGTATTTCAATTTTTTTACCTTTTAGGTTGTCATCAACAAACTCTAATCTATATTTAACACCATATGCCATTAGTTAATCCTGTCTCTATTTCTGTTAGCTCTTTGTAATGCAACAACCAAATCTTGACCTCTTAATGTAAACTGACCACCAACTTGTACCTTTGAACTACCAGTTTCGCCAATCATTGACTTTAATCTATCGAGTGGTGCAATAACCTCAGGATTAGAACGAGCGCCTGGATATTCTCCCATAAGTCCCATTGTAGGTGTGCTTACTATTCCGCCCTTTGCAAAACCAGTTATTTTACCAAATATCGCACCAAATTTATCACCAAAACCTTTGCCAAGCCCTTTACCTATACCTAAGCCACCTAATATCGCAGACAAAACGGCAGCAGCCAACGCAGCAGCAACTAATTTTTTTATCAATGAGCCGATTGATTTAAACAAACTACTAATAGCATTTTGCCCATTTAACATAGTTTCAAAAGCCCCTGAAAAAGCTAAGATAGTTTCATCACCTAAAAACTGCATAGCATTAGCAAACTGAGTTGTTTTTTCCTGTAAAGGTTTGATAGTTTCTGTCAATAAAGTGCCTGTAATATGTGCTTGTTCTCCAAGTGTTGCAAATGAAGCTGTTGCACCCATAGTGTTTGTACTTAATGCACTAACAGTTTCAACATTTTTTCTTAATACTCCATTGTTTGTATTAAGATTTTCATTCGTTGTAGTTAATTGATTATTTTTTTCAGCGTCAATCTCTTGTTCCTCTTTTTTTAATTTAATAAAATCTTGTAATAAATTTATTTGTTCACCTCTAAGTTTATTTTCTTTTTTGAGCCTATCGGCACTTTGCATCAATCCCGCTATACCTTTTCCACTTATGTTATTATCTATTGCTTCATTATATTTTTCAATTTTTTTGTTGGCTATTTCTTGTGCTTCGGCAAGTTCTTTTATTTTAGTTTCTGCCTCATCAAGTTTCATGTTTTTTAAACTTTCATTAAATGCTTCCATTTTAGCAGCGTCAGAGGCTCTTTTTAATTTTTTTAAAGCAAGAACAACACCCATTATTAAACCAGCCACCGCTACAAATGGATTTGCTCTCATTGTTTTATTTAACAATGCAAATGCGGTTTTAGCAGTACCCAAAGCACCTGCTATTGTGCCTAATGAACTAATCAAACTACCAATAACGGTTATAACAGGCCCTACAACAGTTCCAACAATAGTAATAGTACCAATAAATTTTTGTGTGCTTTTCTCTAAATTGTTAAATTTTTTAAAAGCATTCGTAACAAATTTTGCCAAATCTTGTATTACAGGCAACAGCGCCTCTAATAAAACAGCACCCATTTCAGCAAATGATTCTTTGGCTTCATTTAAAGATTTTGTTAATCTAAATGATGCAGATTTACTCGTTTCCTCAAATGCTTTTTGTGTGTCATCTTGTGTTGCGTTTAACGCTGCAAATATTTTTTCAGTTGCTTCAGCATTATCACCTGTTAAATTTAAAACAGCAGACAAAGCCCTTACATTTGGAAAAACTTTTGCAGCAGCCTCGTCATTACCTTCAAACCTTTGTTTTAATGTATTTAAAACACTTAATAAGCCCTCGTCTTTTATTTGTTTTCTTAGACCCTGTGCGCTTAAACCAAAAGCCGCTAATTGTTCTTTTGCACCCTCTGATGGTTTTAATAAACTATTTAAAACACTTCTTAATTGTGTTGCACCAATTGACGCTTGTGTTCCTGTTCTTGACATTGCCGCCATTGCAGCACCAACCTCATTAAAAGAAACGCCAAGACCACTTGCAACAGGCAAAACTTGCCCCATTGACCCAGCTAATTCCTCGCTGTTTAATTTACCTTCACGAACAGCAGCAGTTAAAACATCAGTCGCCTCCATAGCTGTTAAACCACTTTGAGAATAAGCGTTAAGAGCGGAGGTTGATAAGTCAGCAACAGTTGACACCTCACCTAATCCAACAGCACTTGCTTTTAAAGAGGCTTCTAATACATCCATTGCTTCTTTACCCCTAAGCCCAGCAGATGTTATAAAAAATAGTGCATCCGCAGCTTTAGAACTACTAACGCCAGTTTGAACAGCCATTTCTCTAACTGTTGTACGCATTTTATCAACATCCTCACTTGCAACACCTACTAAAGATTTTATTTTAGTCATTGATTTATCAAAATCAACTCCCATTTTTATAGCAGCACCACCAGCAATAGCTAATGGCATTGCAACTCTTGTTAAACTTGAGCCAAGATTTTTTACACCCTGACCAAAAGTTTTTAGTCTTAAACTTGCCCTATTAAGTGCGCCATTAAGTTGAGTAGCATCACCAGTAATTACATATCTTAATTTTTGTTCTGCCATGTAGAATTATTTTTACAAAAATACTAAATATTACTTTAAAGGTTTGAACTTGGTTTTTTTAACTTTTTTCAAAAACTTCTCGTATTCCTCTCTTGATGATTTAGGTTTACCCCTCTCTAAATATTTATCTTGCGGTAAAGAAAATAATTTATCAGGCACAATCATTTGACTTCTTTTCGTACAATTGACATTAAAAATCATTGTACTTAAAAATCGTACTCTTTCCCACTCTAAATTTTGTTTAATTAAATATGATTCACCAAGTAGATGAATTTCTTTCCAAGTGTAATTCCAAAACTGATTTGGATTTATGCCAACCTGACCAATATAAAAATCAAGTAAAGTGTCCCAATCAAGTTGGCTTGTTACTTTCCCTTTTTTGTAGTGTTTTTTATATTTCTGTCTATACCAGCATTTAAGTCGTTTCCTAAAATCCTGGATTCCATCATTACATTGACAACTTCGTTTATTTGGTCGGCATCAAAATCCTCTAACCATACACCAACTTTAAATTCATTATAATCAACTTCATTACCTTCCTCTTGGTCATGAGCCAATATTGCTGAATATACTAATGCTCGTATTGTTTTAATTGAGACGCCCTCAGTAAATAAATTACCTAATTGGTCTAATGATACATCTAATAAATCGGTAAAATTTGCCCAGAAATTCATGCTGAAGTGCATGGTACGATTTTTCCCACCTAACTTTAAGGTATAGTAACCTCTTTTCTTGTTTGCCATATTATATAAATTTAGGGACAAAGATAAACAATGTCCCTGAATTATTTAATTTAAAGTTCAATTACTATGATACAGTTCCCTGTGTAATTGCACCAGTACAAGTAATCGTTCCTGAATAAGTAACAGGCGATTCCATTTCTGCTGACACTTCGCAACTTGAAATAAAACCTTCACCGCTATATAAAGTGTCGCCAGTAACTGCCGTTGAAAAAGTCCAATCCACTTTTGTTCTACCAAGTAAATAAGTTGTTATTTCATCAGCACCAGCAGTGTCGTCATAAGCAACTAATCCCTCAAAAGAGATTTCACCAGACATTACACCAGCTATAACTTCTTGAAATCCACTTGAACTTTTTGAAGTTGCTTCTGGCATATCAGCACTAAGTGATAATGTTGCACTTGTTGTATGTCCCGTTGCCACTGGGCTACCGCCATCATTAATTACTTTTAATATTAAATTTGTTCCATTAAATACTCCAGTTGTAGGCATAATTATAAATTTTTAATTTTTTGTAAATATACGAAATTATAATTTATACATTTTCCCATTCATCTGCTATAGTTTCCCATTGGTCAAATATATTTTCCCATGTCTGTTGGTCGCCACTTACAGTTATAACATCAGTTAAAGTTATTTCTACATTAAATTCACTAACTGACTCATGGTCGCCAACCTCGTCAACACTTGTTACATAACCCTCACCCCTTAAAATTAATTTAGGATTTGATGATTCTTTGAAATAATAAGTATGTTTTTGTCTTGTTATAACATATCCTGAAAACTCATCAAAGTTTAATGTATCACTGTATGAAGTAAAACCATTTACAGATATTGAGCCACTACGAATACATGGCAAATACTCTGCAAAACCTCCACTATCTTTTGTGGTTGATTCAGGTAAATCTAATTGTAAAGAAAATGTAGTATTTTTTGAATGCCCTATTACTGTTGTGTCCTTAACTAATAAAAAACTTGTAGCATTTATAAGTGGCATTAGTCATCTTTTTTCTCTATTTTATCGTATTCTCCTGTTTGGATGTTGACTGTGATTGCCCCATATTTTTCCTCAAGTTCTTTGACGATTTCTTGTTGCTCTTGGGCTTTGATTTTATAATCCTCGTGGGCTTTTTTCTTTTGCTCACTAATTGCTTCCATTTGGATGTTATAAAATCCAATATTTGATTGAATTTGTATTTTATCATTTTCTGATTTTTGTAATTTTTCTAATTCTTTTTCCTCTAATTTATTTGCCATAATTTTAATTTAATTTTTAATCCCAATTTGGATGTAAATATTCATCAACAGGATTTTTTTGTAAAGCTATTTGACTATCAAGATTTGATTTCATAGCATCAACATCAATATCCGCTTCTAACCAACCAACAACATCTGATTTTTTTAAATCAGCGTATTCAATAAATGGGTCTCCATCTTTATATTCAACACTTATAGTGCCAATTGATGATGCCATATATTTATCTGGCTCTGAATCATCTTTAGCTATATAAGACCAATGTACTGTATATATAACATTGTCTTTGCCATCTTGCTTTATTTTAGCATCTAATTGATTTATTTTCCAATCGTATGTATTAGCCATAATATTATTTTTTTACAAATTTAAGAATTTAATTTAACAATTCCCACCACCAATTATAGCACCACCAGAGCCTACTTGTATGAATTTGCTTGTTGATATTCCAGTTGTGCTAAATACTTGATAATAACCTGTTGGTACTGCTGTTGTTCCTGTGGCACTTGTATAAGCATAAAATGTACCATCTAAGGCACTTGGATATTGATTTGAGCCATCAGTATGATAATAAGTTGTGCCATCTGGTAAACCGAAAGCACAAGCGTCACCAGAACTTGACGCATCATATAAAAATTCAAATGCTGTTCTTGCGGCATCTTGGTCATAACCCCTAAACTCTGACATTTGTAATGGGTTAGACCCATCTGGCCTACTTGATACAGGGTTTGCTAAATTTACCGCAGGATAACTTGTTCCTGAGCCACTTGAATTTCCGCCACTTAATCTTGAAATATCAGACATATATATGGGTGATGTTATAGAACTACTTGAATTGTAATCGCTATATTTTCTTTCCTTAGCAATATTTAGCATATTTATTGCACCGCTACTTGGGACTGCCATTACTTAATTTGTTTTTTTAATTCTTGAACTTCTTTGCTTAACTCTTTAACAGCTTCAATTAACAAACCTGTAATGTTCCCATAAGCAACTGATTTCATGCCCTCATTATCTGTATGAACAACCTCTGGTAATATTTTTTCTATTTCTTGTGCAATAACACCTATTGATTTATTATTGTTGCCAATTTTATTAAACTCAACACCTCTTAAATTATTAACTTTACTTAATGAGTTTTCTAATGTTTTTACATTTTCTTTTACTCTTATATCTGAAAATGCTATAATATCATCTGTAGCTCTTATTTGACCTGTTACATCTAATTTATAACTTGTGCTTGTATTATTAATGCCTACATTTCCATTATCATCCCATAGTTGAATTGTGTTACCAGCATTGTTTAAAATTCTTAAATTATCACCACCACTTCCCCAGTTTTGTAAAGTCCATGTTTTAGCGTCATTTTGTAGTTTTAATCCTACTTCTGAATTACCAGAACTGTCATATACTCTTATATTAGTATTACCGCCATCATCAACAACATCTAATTTTTCTGTTGGTGATGTCACATTAATTCCTACCTTACCTGTACTGTGGCACCTCAAAACCTCTGTACTATTAGTGCCTAAGACTAAACTTGTACTGCCTGTCGTTGTTTGAACATACCCATTACCAGATGAAAAATTAATTTCACCATTTGTTTCGCTAATAGTTAAATCAGCATCAATTGTAGTTGCACCATTTAAATAAGTTGTGCCATTGTTATAAAAATCAAAACTTGCATTAAAAGCATTAACACCTAATTTATGAATAAGTGCATTACCATTACAATGTAAAAGTTGAGATGGGCTTGTTGTTGCAATTCCTACATTACCTGAACTGTTTATAAATATTCTATCACTTCCTGCTGTTCTAAATTTTATTTCATCATTACCTGAAAAACCAAAAAATGTATTACTATCTCCATTGTGCCTTAAATAACTATCTAAACCTATTTCACCAGCTACATCTAATGTATAATCAGGCGAAGTCGTTCCAAT